GTTAGTATTAAAAATAAACTTACAAAAGAGGAAATTTTAGGTGATCGCGACGACGAACATGTCGTAGACTCGATCCCATTTGCAATTGATCGTGCACGGAATATATTAAAGAAATTCCGGACGGAAATTGCAACCCAGTGGAGTTGCCTTGGTAGCAGCAACGTCCCACAGGAGAGTAGTCAACTCCTGTCATCCTTCAAGCTCCCACCTGAACTTATCCTCCAGACTTCTGAAGAGGTTAAAAACTGCAGTTTAGGTGTAGTGACCATAAAGGGTAAAACTTTAAGACCAGCAGAGGTCTTAGAGCGTAGGTTTAATGAAGAAGAACTTAGAGTCTTAGCTCTCCTACGTAGTGTCATCGATGTACTTGTCGTTCATTTCGGTCGCCTTCCATCACCAGAGTCAGTGAAGCATTTTGTAGTTAAATATTTTTGCTTAGCACTCTGTAATAATCTCGAAAAGTGGTATAAATATCACTCGGGTGTACTCTGTTGTCAACTCAGTAGCTCCCCTCTCCCTGAAGAACCAAAAGGTTTTCCAGTAACAGAGAGGCCAGGTATTGTAATTGGCGGTTGGGTACGTCGCTATTTCGAGTCCAAAAAATTCTCCCTCAAAGAGAAAATTTCTGTGGCTTTTTCGTTACAGAACGCAAAACGTGGTGCTCTCGCTATAAGTGAGAAACTACAAGATCAATTTATTGAGGGACATAAAAAGAATATGGTTGGCGGGGCGTATGACGGTGTCGGTTTGGACACGGAATTGGGTTTGGTGCGCGAGAAAGTGGCTGGTCTTACACAAATTTTCTATAGTGGAGACGTCCTTTCGGAAATAAGGGACTGGAGGGCACCTAGTCTTGCTTCTTGTAAAGAGGCGAGTCGTAAGGAAGGTGGTAGTCAAGGTGTTTTTGAAAATTCACTTGAGGACTACGACGACGGAAAGTTAGTTGCAAAACCCATAGGAATCGCTCGCTTCGAAAAACGCGAGGTACCCCTATATAGTTTTGGGTTTTCCAAAACGCAACTACGGAATGAAGTCGTCAAAGACGTTCTTACGAGGACGATCTGTGAAGCAGATGTCCACAAGGTGCTTGAACCGTTCAAGACCAGGGTCATTACGGCCAGCAATGCAAAAACATATCAAGCTGGAAGAATGATTCAACCAATGTTACATGGACGATTGCGACATCATCGAGAGTTTCGACTCATCGGTGAGCGTAATAGCGTAGAGTACATTGAGGGTGTCTATAAGGGAACGATTCTCCAAGATGAGGAGACTTTCGAGCGCAACTATAAATTGGGACGACGAGACGGTTTAACATGTTTCGTCGCGGGGGACTTTAAAAACGCTACCGATGGTATGCATCCTAGTTTGCCAAAGCAATTTATTGAAACAATTGCTTTGGTATCCAACATTGGACCTTTTTGGAAAAAGGTCCTTGACCTGACATTGGGGCCTCACTTAATTAAATATGAGGATGGAACTGAAGTTCTACAATGTCATGGGCAACTTATGGGAAGTCCTACATCATTTCCGGTACTCAATCTTGTTAATGCAGCCATCCAATGGGCGACTGCTGAAGAGTACTACGATAGATCACTTTCGTGGTCATTCGTAAAAAGACACTTTCGAGTGGCTTTTAATGGAGATGATGTTAGCTTCTGTTCGAATCCCTATCATTATAAAATTTGGGAACGAGTTGCTAGGTCGGCTGGATTGACACCATCGCCCGGAAAGAACTATATTAATTCAAATTTCGTGAATATAAATAGCACAAATTACTGGGCGGAAGCGGAAACGACAGACGTTTCGGGTGAGAAGCGTATAACCTCCTTCTCTGAGGTCTTCATAACGAATCCTGGTCTGATAAAGGGCCAAGCGAAAGTTATGGGTGACACTAGGAGAGAGCGTGTTATATCTGAGAGTCTTCTACCGTTTGTCGATCAACTTAAAGAGTTGAAGAGGGTTACCCCCCCCCAATTTTCTAAAAGGATCGATCTAATCTTTTATCGTCATTTACATAAAAGATTGGTGAAGTCCTCCCGATCATGGCATTTGCCACAGTTCCTAGGCGGTTTGGGTTTGCCTTTTGTACGGCAGAGGTGCGAGCATAAACAAATGGTTCTCGCTCATCGGATTCTATTGTGTCCTAAGAAGTCAGGCCAAATCATGGATGTTAAGGGTGAATCACCCTTATTCCAAGAGATGGCATCAAGTTACTTGACACAGGTAATAGAGTCACTCGGTGTTACCCGGGTTAAGACATCAATTAGTATTAATACTGATGTACAACCTGAGTCTTACGAGATTCCAACCTTAAGTACCTGTTTTATAAGTGGTACAGTTGGAAAGTGTAAGGATCCCGAGTTTAGGATGAGGAAAGCACTACGTACGGTCGGTAAGTCTGAGATCGAAATCGATCAGGAACTCCTACCCTTCTTATCTCTGTTCCCTGGGGGAACATCTATGGAGATAGAGGTCACAGTCTAGAGCGCAGGTACTTCGTTCGAAGCGGTTGTGTTAAGGATCATATTTAACTAGGCAAAACTCCCCAATTTGAGGGGCCTGGTCTGTATGATCAATTGAAACACGCTTAATCGAGCAAGTTCCCGGCAGTTCTGTTCTTCTACCTGGGCCCTACACTTTGAAGGAGGTGTACGGGCGGTTAAAGGAAGAGTGGATCGCGCGGCAGACTATAAAGAGCCGAACATGTTCATGCAATTATCTTATGGGATCTGACTGAGGTCAGGATTAAGGATCTAGTATCCATTAATCTTGCCATCATTTGGTCATTCCCAGGGATGCGACCTGTG